ATGGTTATTGTTTCGGTCATGCAATACAAGTGCAATCAGATAAGAACATGACGCAAAAGACTATTGATTCGTTACATGATCTAAACGACATAGATAGTCATAACCGTTCAATTGGATTAGATTTATCTATCTTTGGTAGAGCATACGAATACATCATACGTAACCAAGATGATGAAGTAAGAATATACAAATCGGATGCAAAGAATACATTTGTTATATACGACACAACAGTACAACTGAATAGCATTGGTGCGGTACGTTATTGGAAAGTTGATGAAGAAGAAGAGACAGATATCTATCATGTCGATTTCATTACAGACCAAGCAACGTACTTTTTTATTGCGTCTAGTACAACTAACTTAAAGTTAGATGAACGCAAGCCACCAGAACCACACTCGTTTGGTAAGGTCACTATTACAGAATTTAGTAATAACGAAAAACGTCGCGGAGACTTTGAAAAAGTAATACCATTAATCGACTTATACGATAACGCACAGTCTGATACATCTAACTACATGAGTGATTTAAATGACGCTATGCTTTTAATCAAAGGTAATGTGGACTTAGGTGACGAGAATGTAGTGCAATTGCAAAAAGAAGCTAATGTATTCCATCTAGTACCACCTGAATATGCTGATGACAATCAAAAAGTTAATGAAGGTAGTGTGGACGCTGAATACATTTACAAACAGTATGATGTGACAGGCGTCGAAGCATACAAAGATAGAATTAGTCGTAATATTCACATGTTTACTAACACGCCAGACATGACCGATGAGAATTTCAGTGGTAACCAATCTGGTGAGGCTATGAAATACAAATTGTTTGGATTAGAGCAACGTACATCTATCAAAGAAGGTCTGTTTAGAAAAGGATTAAGACGTCGCTATAAATTAATTGGCGAAATCATGAGTATAAACCGTGAGTTAGATAAAGATAATATACAAGACTTAGTATTCACATTTACAAGAAACTTACCTAAATCATTGGTTGAAGAAATGCAAATGTATACACAAGCAGGTGGCCAAATTAGCGAACAAACGTTAATGTCACTTGTATCATTCATAGACGACCCACAACAAGATAAACAACGTATCGAAAGTGAAATGGACGAGAAAATAAAACGTGCTGATGAGCGCGAATATAACGCAACTGGTGATGAATCGCAAAGCAGTGATAACATAGATGAAAACACTGACGAAAAACAGGAGTGATAGTCTATGAGTTACTGGGAAGATAGAGCAAAAGAAATCATCAAAGAAGAAACATTAAGTGATCAAGAGATGTCAAAAGAAATTGAACGCATTGTAAATGAAATGATAGAAGATATAGAAAAAGAAATATCAGCTTTTTATTCTAGGTATGCAACTCGAGAAAGTATATCTTTGGAAGATGCTAAAAAGAAAGTGGATGCAGTCGACGTCATTAAATTTGCTAATCAAGCTAAAAAGTATGTAGATACACAAGACTTTAGCGATAGAGCAAACGAAGAATTACGTGCATACAATACTAAGATGTATGTATCACGCGAAGAATTGCTAAAAGCACAAATTGGATTATTAGTCACCTACACTTACGCTAAATTAGAAAGTCAGATGCGTAACTACATGGAAAGCGCTTATTATAGAGCGTTGAAACAACAAGCTGGTATTTTAGGCGAAACATTACAAGTGGCTCATACAGACGTTAAAACAATTGTATTAGCTCCTTTTCAAAATTCTAATTGGTCCCGTCGTTTGTGGCGTGATATGAAGTTAACGCGTAGACAAGTGCAACGTGCAGTTAGTCATGTCATCTTACGTGGTCGACATCCTTATGAATTTGTTAAAGAACTACGTAAAGAATCAGGCAACAGTACCTATGAAATACGTCGACTACTTATAACTGAAACCGCTAGAGTACAAACTTTAGCTACTAAACAGCATATGTTAGAGACTAGTGGTCCAGATGCAGAATATAAATACATGGCTAAGATAGATGGTAAGA